GGCAAAAAAATGCTTTATGGATTGAAGTTAATGCAAAAACTGGAGCTAAATATATAAGGTCAACTTAATGTAGGTTTTTATTTTTTTAATATATGTATATATAAACAATATAAGTTATGGCAATACAAGAAAGACAAACACCACAAACACCAATACCTTCACCAGCTGAAATTAAATCAGGTCCTCAATCTTTTACCGAAGAAGAACTTAAACAGCTTATAGATTTAAGAAATGATTTAAATCAAACCGCTATTCAGTTTGGTCAAGTAGCTATGAGTAAAATCAAATTAGAAGAAACTGAAACTAAATTAAAAAGTCAATTAGCTGATTTAGAAAAAAAAGAAGTTACTCTTGCAAAGAATTTATCAGATAAATACGGAAAAGGAAGTATTGACTTAGAATCTGGTACTTTTACTCCATCTAAGTAGTTTTTAACCCTTCTTTTATATTTATAGACGGTAAATTAATAAAACTTACTTATTTTTTTGGTTTGGTTTATAATTTTTTCTCATATTTATACGAGAACAACCAATGAAATAACTTTAATATATATAAAAGATGGCAGAACAAATAATATCACCAGGTGTTTTTACTAGAGAAAACGACCTTTCATTCCTTCCCCAAGGAATAGGTGCAATTGGAGCAGCAATTATAGGTCCTACAGTAAAAGGACCAGCTTTTGTACCTACAGTAGTAAGAAGCTTCGCAGAATATGAAAGAAGATTCGGACCTTTAAGCTCTGAAACATATGTCCCTCAAACAGTTAGAGAATACTTAAAAAATGCTGGATCAGTAACAGTATGTAGAGTATTAGCAGGAGGAGGATGGACTTTAACATCTACAGCAGGAGGAACCGGAGCAGTAGCGATAGTAGCTTCAGCTTCTGCAGATAATGCCGATGGAAATAATGATAATGTATTATTAGGAATGATTTATCCTTCTAAACATACAGGTGCACCTGGATTAAATGAAACAACTTTTACAGGACCTAGCAATCAAGTAGATTCAGGATCAATAAGTTCTAATTTTAGTATAACTTTAAGTGGTTCTACAGGAACAAAACAACTTTCTGCTTCTGTAAACCCTGCCAATTCAAATTATTTATTTAAACAATTAGGTAATAATCCTAATAACAGTAGAAATGGAGACAATACATTTGGGGGGACTCCAGGATACACATATGTAAATTGGAAATCATTACAAACAAGCATTCTTGCTACAACAGCAGATACAGAATCTATAGTTGTACTTTTCCCATCTACTTCAGCACATCTAGGTATTAACACAGCAAGTTTACAAAATGATACATTAGGATCTTCTGGATCTTTCTATTTAACAGATAATGATGGTACTGCACATACTTTATTCTTTACAGGAAGTACATCTGTATTACCACCAACAGATGGATCATTTTCAGGTTCACTTGTAGCTATGAATTTATCATCAGTAGGAGGAGAATCAGCATCAGGTCAACAATTAACAACTTTATTTTCAGATGCCGTAAATACACTTGATGAATTTTCATCATCTATTAGTACTGATGGTCTTAGTGCTTCTGTATTTACTGTAGAAATAGGAAATGTAGCAGATTTAACTACAACATTTGGATCGGGAACAGCATCTGTAGGAACAGCAACAGATGGTTCACAAATGTCTCCACCTAATGGATATCCACTTTACGCTAGTAGTGACGTAATGTTAATAAGACAAAGCGCTAACATAACATATAGTGGATTAAGTGGAGTAGAAGAAAAATATAGTCATGCTTCTACACCGTGGATTACTTCACAATTCTTAGATGCTAATAAAAGCACAACACAATTATTTAAATTCCATACTATTAATCATGGTACTACTTGTAATACAGATTATAAAGTATCTATTGCAAATTTAAAAGAACCAGCAGATGTAGATGGAGTTGAACAATATTCACAATTTTCAGTTATAGTAAGAAAATATAGTGATAAAGATAAATCACCAGTAGTTCTTGAACAATATAACAATTGTACTTTAGATCCTAATTCACCAAATTATATCTCAAGAAAAATAGGAGATAGATATCCATTATATAATGATACTTTAGATAAAGTTGAATTACTTGGAAATTATCCTAACATTTCAGATTATATTAGGGTAGAAGTATATAGTTCTGTTGCTGAAAGAGCAGTTTCACCTAAATTATCACCTAAAGGATTTTCAGCTATTAGCGATCCAATACCAACATCATCGTTTGGTACTAATTTCCATGTTCCTTCAGCTTCTTATGAAGGAGTCCAACAAACAGGAACAGACAGTACATATGATACTAGAGGATATTTAGGATGGAAATTTACTGATAAATATGCAGATAATGCAAACTGGATAAAACCATTACCAGATGATGTAGGTAGTAATGTTTCAGGAGACTTTAATGTTGAAAATTATTCAGGCCATCCAAGTTCAAGCTTATGGTTAGGCTCGTTAAGTGCTTCAGTAAAAACAAATCCAGATAATGGTCCTGTAGCAAGCCAACTTAAATTTACAGTTCCTTTCCAAGGAGGTGATGATGGTATATCTCCATCAACAGTAAAACAAGTAGGTAAAAATATAACTGATGAAAATGTATATGGACTTAATTTAAAAGCAACCTCAAATACAGGATATAAAGGCTATAAAAAAGCAATTGATATTTTATCAAACCAAGATGAATATGACATTAATATGTTAGCATTACCTGGTGTAATAAAATCTCTCCATCCTTTAGTTACACAAGCAGGTATAGATATGGCAGAACAAAGAGGTGATTGCTTTTATGTAATGGATTTAGATATACAAGAAGCTTCAGTAAATACTGCTGTAAGTACTGTAGGAGGATTAGATTCAAGTTATGCTGCTGTATATTATCCATGGGTTAAAGTACTTGACAGTTCAATTAATAAACCAGTATTAGTACCACCATCAGTAATAGTTCCAGGAGCAATAGCAGCTTCAGATAGAATAGGAGCTGAATGGTTTGCACCAGCAGGTCTTAATAGAGGTATTTTAGGTAATGTATTAGAAGCTAAAATAAGATTAACACAAGCAGAAAGAGATACACTATACGATGCTAAAATTAACCCAATAGCAACATTCCCTCAAACAGGAGTTTGTATTTGGGGTCAGAAAACATTACAAGAAAGATCAACAGCATTAGACAGAATTAATGTTCGTAGATTAATGATAGCTCTTAAGAAATTCATTGCAAGTTCTTCTAAGTATTTAGTATTTGAACAAAATACAATACAAACTAGAACAAGATTCTTAAATATAGTTAATCCATATTTAGAATCAGTACAACAAAGACAAGGATTATATGCCTTTAGAGTACAAATGGATGAAAGCAACAATACGCCAACTGTAATAGATAGAAATCAGTTAGTAGGTGCAATTTACTTACAACCAACTAAAACTGCTGAATTTATCATATTAGATTTCAATGTAATGCCAACAGGTGCTACATTTGATACAGGAGGTGGTGCAGGATATTAAGAAAACAGAAAGATATTATATTTATAATAAAACAATAAAATAAAATAAAAAGATGGCAATATTAGAAACCAACCAAATGATGTTCACAGCCTTTGAGCCTAAATTACAAAATAGGTTCTTAATGGAAATTGATGGCATCCCCGCATACCTTATTAAAAAGATATCTAGACCAAGTATTACATTTGGAGAGGTAGTTCTTGACCATATTAATGTGAAAAGAAAAATTAAAGGTAAAGCAAATTGGGACAACATAACATGTGACCTATATGACCCCGTAACCCCATCAGGTGCTCAAGCAGTAATGGAATGGGTAAGATTATCACATGAATCTGTAACAGGTAGAGATGGATATTCAGATTTTTATAAAAAAGATATAAATATCCGTACTTTAGGTCCTGTAGGTGATGTTGTTGAAGAATGGATTTTAAAAGGTGCTTATTGTCAAAATGCAACTTTTGGAGACATGGATTGGACTTCAGAAACACCAGCAAACATAGGAATAACAATCGTAATGGATTACGCAATACTAAACTATTAATTAATATATATAAAATTTAAAAAAATGAAACTAAGAGACTTAAAACGAATTATTAAAGAAGAAATTAAAAATATTCACGAACAAAGACCACCAGCAATAGATTCCTTTGGAAATCCCGTATCTCCAGTAGGAGGAGGAAGACCTAGACCTAGTACATCTCCAGTAGGAAGTGGCCCTTCAGGTAGACCAAATGTATCTCCAGTAGGAGGAGGAGGTAGATCCTCTCTAATGCATAACACTGGATCAGGAGTAAAGAAAATAGCAATAAATGGTGATGAAGGTGGACCACAAGGTATAGATATTTTAAAGTTTCTATGTGAAATATTCGGATGTGAACAATACTATACATGTAAAGCAAAAGGTTGCCAGCTAGATATTCACGGGGAGGGTTAATAGATGAATAATTATTATTAAAAAAAAATGAAACTTAGACATCTAAAATACCTAATTCAAGAAGAAATTGAAAAACTTCAGAATGAAAAGAAAATAGACCAAGGAGGCCAATTTCCTGGCAAAGACATAGGTGATAATCGATCTACTATTAGCTTTAATACAGGAACAAAAGTAGTTAAGATGGATGTTGGTTCAGGAGGAACAGGTCCACAAGGTATAGATATTTTAAAATGGCTATGTACACATATTTTTTCTTGTGAAAAATATTATACATGTCAAGATGGAGGATGTAAACTAAGGCCTGGAACTGATGTAAGTAACATAAGAGGACCTCAAGTTAGCTAATTAAGGGACATTTAATAGTTTAGAAAAAAAAAGCGTCTTTTTGGCGCTTTTTTTATTTTACATATATGTATATCTGAACTAGTTTTAACAAAAATAACGTTATGAAAAAAAACAAAGAACTACAATTTCCGGCTGAAGAAGTCACATTACCCTCAAAAGGTTTACTTTATTCCGAAGATTCTCCATTAAGATCAGGAAAAATATTAATGAAATATATGACTGCTCGTGAAGAAGATATTCTTACAAATCAAAACTTTATAGCTAATGGTACTGTAATAGATAAATTATTAAAATCTCTTATTGTTAGTGATATAAATTACAATGAATTGTTAATAGGGGATAAAAATGCAGTAATGGTTGCTGCTCGTATTTTGGGGTATGGTGCTGATTATGAATTTAAATACAGAGGTGAAACCCATACTATAGATTTAGCTAAAATAAAAGATAAAGAATTAGACGAATCTATAGTAAAAAATGGACAAAATGAATTTGAATTTACATTACCTACATCAAAAATACCAGTTACTTTTAAACTTTTAACCCATAAAGATGAAATGGCTTTTGATAAGGAAATAAAAGGACTTAAAAAACTTAATAAAAATTTTTCTAATGATTTATCTACCAGAATGAAGTATGTTTTACTTTCAGTTAATGGTGACTATGAAAAACAAACTATTAGAAAATTTGTTGATAATGAGTTTTTAGCCAGAGATGCAAGAGAATTAAGAAACTACATTAACAAAATCCAACCTAGTGTTGACTTATCATTTGAATATGAAGACTCTAGGGGGAATCTTGTATCAACAGAGGTTCCGATTGGTATTGAGTTTTTTTGGCCTGACGCCTCAGTATAGGAATATCCTATGGACCCAAATACATGACCTAGTGTACCATGGCGGCGGTGGATTCATGCACTCAGAAGTATATAACATGCCTATTTGGTTAAGAAGATTTCATATTCACAAAATAAATGAATATCTTAAAAAGAAACAAGAAGAAGAAGAAAAAGCATCTAAACAATATGCTCCCCCTTCAAATAAAGTAGCAGGACCTAATGTAAGCCCTTCTTCAACATATAACTTTAAAAAGTAAAGGTATCGTAGATACCTTTCTTTTTTTTATATTTATTACAGAATAACACTGTAACCCTATGGCAAATAGAAGAGATATAGATAATCAAAATAAATTAAACGACTTAACTGGCAAACAATCTGAACTTTTAAGCGATCAAGCTCATCAAGTTGAAATTTTAAGACGTGAATTTAGACAATTAGGAAGAGAAATAAAAGACTCAATTGAAGAAGCTATTGATGCTACAGATGATTTATCGTCTTCAACAGAAAAATTAGCTAAAAGTGGATTAAGAGAAATAGAAGGATCAGTAAAAAAAATAGGAAAAACCCTAGAAGATAATGTAGAAATACAATATAGAATAAATCAAGGCCAAGATCAATCAAAAAGAATTGCTGATCAACTTGTTAAAATAGAAACAAGACATGCAATAACTACAGCTCAGATTCAAAATGATACAGAATTAACTGAAGATACAAAAAAAGAACTACTAAAATTAGCAGATAAACAATTTAATAAAGCTAAATTATTAAATGAGGAGTTAGAAGATGCTAATACAGAATTATTGGAATCTAAAACTTTAATAGATGTAGGAAAAGAAGGTTTAGAAGGTTGGGCTAAAAAGTTAGATAAATCAGGAGTCCTTGCAGGTATTCTCGGTGGTAAAATGTCTAAAGCTGGTATGGTAGCAAAAGTAGCTGAAGCTTCTGTAATATCATTGTTTAAGGATTATGAAAAAGGCTTTAAAACCATAAACAAACAAACAACAGACCTACAAAACGCATTTGGATTTACTCTTAAAGAAGCTGTTAAATTAAATGTTGAATTTAGACATATGTCTCAATTTTTTAAAGGTAATGCTATACTTGCTCAAGATGTTCAAAAAGCTTTTGCCGATATAAATGGTCAATTAGGATTAGCTTCAACTACTTTTAGTAAAGGGTTACTACCTCAAGTTGCAGATTTACAAAAAAGGATGGGTGTATCTTCATCT